TTTTACTTCCTGTTCCTTTAGCTTTAGAAATAAAATAGTGGCTTGCCTCCAATGGTAAGGCTCCCAAATAGATAACATTATCCTTAATACCCTCAGCTTTAATACTTCTGATTTTTCTATTGATCTCCAAAATACCTAAAGCCTCAGTCGAAGCCCATTCCGCTTCCTCGCTCATGTATTTCTCATAAAGATCAAATGTGGTCTGATCACAAGAAACAGCATAAACCTTTGATTTAAGCTCATCCTTTTTTTCTTTGATCTTTGATTCTAATTCATTAATCAAATCCTGATCCAAGTTCATCATAAAATCTTGGGATGGATCAGAAGGATTAAAATCAACCACAGGTGAAGCACCTGGAAATTGATCCTCGTTTTTTTTCTCTTTTTTGCTAGTTGCCATAATTGTTTTATTTATTATCTTATATCGAATATATCGAAATTGTTTCTATTCTGATCCAAATAAGCTCTAAGAGGTTCTCTTAAATCTTTTGCTGGATATATCTTAGGTTCCCCCTCCGGACCGATGTGGCAAAGAAAACCACTCTCCGTCTCTATTCCCAACTCTTCCTCAAGTATCAATCTATAGATACTGATCTGGATCGAGTATTCATTGTGGTGATTTTCGTAAAGATTTGCAAATGGTCTAAGTAGTTTTTGATATTTACCTTTCTTGTGATTATCGTCCTTAAATTCACCATTTGTTTTCCAGTCACCTATAATTAGAAAAACTTTTTGTCTCTTCTCATCCCAGAAAAGAAAAGGTTGATCTATTGTTCCAGCAAGTCTCCACTTTCGGGAGAATATTCTAAGCTCTGATTTCAAAGGAACAAGAGTTGTAAATTTTCTATGATACAGATCAAGAAATTTATTTACCCTGCTAATATACTCAGTGTCATCCTCTGAGAGAGGAACAGGTTCGCATCTATCGCCACCCCAAAAATCCTCTATGTATTTATGAACTCTACTTCCTAGATCCGTCGCAGTATCTGCTTTCTGTTTCCATTCATTGAGTATAACAGAAACATCAACCCCTCTTTCAATAGCTTTCTTTTTAGACCAGTAATCCTTATTAAATGGTGTTTTAAAAGTTTTAAGAAACGTTGTTACCGAATCATACTTAACACCATCGTAACGATAAACGTGGTATTCCTCATTGAAAGTAAAGCTCGGAGTATTAAAAAACTCAAGTTTTTTTTCAATCTCCCTTTTTTTGTCCTCTAGTAAATTTAGCATATTAAAACAATCCAATTATGGATTTCCATTTGATAATAACACCCAAGATAACTGCAATTTCAAAAATGAATCTGCATATCCATAGAAGGGTTATTTGTCTAAAAAGGAACTGATAGACAACCAAATATGACTCCTCGTTTGTTCCCTCAACAGGAGCAATTCCCATAGTTAACAGCTCCTCTAAATCGAGGGACTTCAAATATGTGTTTATTGGCTTTATCTCGTTTATGACAAAAGAAGGCCTTGCTTCCTTTGGCAAATCTGTTGCAAGCAAAACCTCTGGCGGAAGATTAATAACAGTGTATATTCTATTAATTCTATCCAATCTAAGATTTCTAGCCCTCCATATCGGCGAAATTGTGGACTCGTATTTTACTGTTTTTGAATATTCCCTGTACAGGGATATCTCCTTTATAACTTTAAATAGTCTTAACATTTTCTTTAATTATTTTTTTAGAAGTTCTGTTTGAGGTATCAATTCTATCCTCCATTATCTTCTTTATCTTGTTTCTTGCTCTTCTTATTCTTGTAGCAATGGATCTCTTTTTTATTCCATACTTTTCAGCAATATCCTTATACTTCATATTATGAATCTCCCTGTCAATCATTATATCTCTATAAAGATCTGGGAGTTCTCTTATCTCATTTAAAACATGCTCATATACAGAATCCAAGCTATCCTCTTCCGCACCAAATGCATAGCTGTGATCCTCCTCCATCGTATAAATCCCACCCATATCGCCTATAGTATTTCTTTCAGAAAGAAACTCTATCTCAAGATCAGTCCTATTGTTATACTTCTTTCTGGATTTCATCAAAAGGAGGGACTCATTTCTTGCTATATTATAACACCATGTTGAAAAATTTCCTCTGTCATCATTATATTGCTCAATTTTTGTCCATATTTTTCCCATCGTATTAAGAAAAGCATCCTCTGCCAATTCTTGTTCCTTAAGGATGAGGAAACAGTGGTTTAATATACCCGGACGGAGCCTATCAAATAAATTCTTAAATGATTTTTCGGTTTTTTCAACTATAAAAGTTTCTGCTAATTTCTGAATGTTTTTTTCCTTTGGCTCCATATTTTATTTAATTTTTAATTTAACTATCTCAATTCCCGCTTCCAATAGAAATGCAATAGATTCAGGTTTTCTATAAACTTCTGAAAAAACAACTCTTCTTATTTCTGATTGTATTATAAGTTTGGAACATTCGTAACATGGGGAAAGCGTTACGTAAAGTGTAGAGTCAACAGAACTCTGAGTTCCTTTTGCTAATTTTGTTATCGCGTTGGCTTCCGCGTGTAAGACTGATCTCAAAGTGGTCTCGGGATCACTTTCGCAAACATTTGGAAATCCCTTAGGAGTTCCATTATACCCATCTGATATTATTGATCTATCCTTAACTATCAGACAGCCAACCTTCATTCTCTCACAATATGAGTTTTCTGACCAAACATCAGACATTCTAAGGTATATTAAATCTCTATTAGTTTGTTTGACATCGATGTGATTATACAGATCAAAATTAAGCTGATATATGTTACATCCACCAGATTTTGTAGGTAATATTCTCCAGTTGTCACTTGACAATAAATTACTGTCAATGAAATCTAGATCTAAGTGGGATTGTGATTTGTTTGTTTGCATCTTCAGGATTATACTTTATGATGCAAATGTATAAAATGTTTCATCAATATTGATGAAATTTTAAAAAAAATTAAAAAATGTAGTTATACCCTTCTTGAATCTGGTCTAAACGGAGATTCTATGGAAGAGAAACTTAATGGTCCATTTAGAGCATTTAATATTTTATTAAGAACATCAACCATCTCAGAGAAATCAACCTCAGTGGGTGCCGGAGATTCCGATTGATCTGATTTTTTAGATTCTTCTCCCAATGAAGTATTTGATGCGACTGCTGCTACAGAAGCATTTTTGGAGGATTCCGCAATATCCGATATTCCACTCATCACATTATTCGGCTTTGACATTTCCAATGAATTTTCAGATTCCTTTTTATTGGATATGGATTTGGTCTTCAACGAAGGAGATTCATTTTTGATAACTGCTGCCTCCTCTTTTTTTACATTCTCTTTTTTCCTACTTGCAAGTGACATGGCCATCTTAGAAAGACCAAGATTGTTTGATGTTTGAAGTATATTGGACCCATTTTCTATTAGATTTCCATACTTCCCACTAATACTGCTGCCCGATGATTTTAATAAACTTGTGCCCTTATTCAAAAGGCTACTCATTCCATCCTCCGCACCAATCTCGTTTTTTGCCTTAGATAGCATTCTGGAAAGAAATCCAGGCTTACTTATCACGTCAGCTGAATTTTTTCCGGCAGAAGCATTCTCTTGGCTTCCCTCAATTTTACCTGTATTTTCCTTACTTGTTTTATTTACAGTGGTTGCCGGAGAAACCGGTGCTTTGATCTCATTTGTTTCTTTGTTCTCTGATGGTCTTATTGGTTTTCCAAGCTTTGCAACATCCTGCATAGTAAATATAGGACCTTGTGATCCATCAATATCCCCTTCTTCGTCGGGTTTAGCTTTTTTATTTGGTATATTTAGATTCCCAATTACTTGATTTGCTGATAGTATTGACTTTATCTTATTTCCTATTTCCTCAGCTGTTGGTGGTTTTTTTTCCTCCTCCTTATTTACTGGTTTTTTTGCTTTGTCTGCAATTTTAGAAGGAGCACCAGCTATAATTGGCTCTGCACTTTCGTTTGGTATAACCGAGGATCCCTTAGAAAGATTAACAATTTCTCTACCCTTCTCACCAACTATATAATTACCAGGAATTTTTACGACACCGCCCGATTCAAATCCACCAAGAATACCACCAGCTCCTTTACCAAGAACTCCAGAAACAAGATCCTTCGCTCCACTTCCAGAAATTAGATTTTTAGCAACACCAGAAACGTCGAGATTTTTTAAATCCCCCAAACCATTCTTTAAATCACCAAGACCCTTAAGGTCTATACCCTTCATTGTTTCTGTTAGACCCTTAAAATCAAGATTCTTAAGACCATCATTCAGTCCCTTAAAATCAAGATTTTTAAGACCCTCGCTTAATCCCTTTATATCAAGATTACCAAATCCCTTTGTTAGAGAAGACATCTCATCTTTGAGACCTTTAAAATCCAATCCCTTTAAACCCTCTAATATTTTAGATTGGTCTTTTTCACCCTTCTTGGATTCGTCAGTGTTGCTATCAACAAGAGTTGTTGTTGCAGTTGTGCTCTTTTTTACTTCGCCCGAGAGCTTCTCAATATTCCTGCTAAGGTCGAGTAGATGGGAAATTAGTTTTTGATCTGTTGCCATTGTGATCTATATATTTACCTTGTGAAGCTGAATAGTTGTTTAACCCCTTCACCAGCCTGGATTTCAGCATTTTCTTTCTCAATCGAATCATTAAGCTTATCAAGAAAAATTTGATATTCGTAGAAAGGTATACTTTCCAGCCAATCCATATTTACAGCATGCTCATTAAAGAGTCTAAATTTGATATCAAAGTAATTCCCCAAAGATATCTGAAATAACGAAAAGAGATCTGAGCCCTGAGGGAAAGGCAATATCCGCTGTGACCTCCCCACCACAATTCGGACACTTCACTTTAACTTCTAACACAGTACCTATTTTTATTTTTTCAGAAAGCTCAAAATAAACACTGTATTCCTCCTTGGTCCAGTAATCAGATTCCCTCATCCTTAAAAGTATATCCTCGTTATTTATATTCCTCCATTCGGGGAATAGGAAAGGTGAAATTTTAAGAAATCCGTCATCCACGGAAATTCCGCTAGCTTCGCAATAAACAAGAAAATCAGCTATTTTTTTATTTACTCCAATACTAGGGACGCACATTTCAATCCTTTTTCCTATCTTTTTAATATCGAATATAAATGTCCGGGTTGAAGGATTATAATATTTAAGAACCTTTGGATCTAATACATATTTACTGAGAACACCCGTTCTTAATTCTATTCCATCCTTTATTGGACATCCCTCCTCGTCATTGCACATTTTTCTAGGTTTCAATATTATAGAATTCTCACCTTTGGTAAAAGTAAGATCTCTTATCGCCAGTATAAGGAAAAATCTATCCTCCTGCTTTAAATCCTTATATGAGACAACACCCTCACCAGGAAAATCAATTCTAAGACATCTTTCGAGCACATAGCTTAACTTTTCATCTATGTCCAATCTATCATCATCATCGATGGTTGAAAAGTGTCTTATTTCTCTTACTTCAGCGGATCTGATTGCCATCTTTGTTCCATCGGGGTAGAATATACCGGATGAAGGAAGTATAGCAATGGGCATGTTTTTCCATCCTGTATCAAAGGATGGAGATTGAGAAACAGACTGTGCCTTTCCAAATGATCTAATTTCAGGATCCCTAAATTGAGGCTGGTATTCCGGTTCATCAACAAACAATGGTGGATTTACTGACCTTTGTTGTATCGGATCACCATATTCAGTAGATTTAACTATTTTTGGATCTATAGTTATATCAGGTTCATTCTCAATTATCGGAATCCCAACATTTTCATTTTCCATGTATTTATTAATTAACTTATCCGAATATTCTTCAATGGGATCGTCATAGACAAATCCACTTGCTTCCTCTTTCATCTTAAGTATTTCTTCTGGTGATATATTGTTCATAAAAAATAATTTTTTATCTATATAACCAAAAACAAAAAAAGAGACCAATTTCTTGATCTCTTTTCGGATATTATTTGTTTTTGGTTATATGAATATATCATCCCAATAATCGCAAACCCATTGAGTTGTGATTGTGTAAATCGAAGGATTCTCGTAATCAAGCTCCATAGCATTTATTGCTTCCGATATAAAGCAAGAAGGTATTCTGATTCTTCTAAAAACATTACCATTTTTATTAAAGATTGATATTGACATTGAGCCAACATAGTCATTCTTTATACCCATTGCTCCAGTAAGGGGATTATAAATCAAATCCGACCATTGTCTTAGAATCTTATAAACAGTCATTGAATTCTTGTTATCGAGATTGACCTCAAATTCCATTGTTAATCTCATATCACTGGTTTGTGGTTCACCACCAGAATATCTTCTGGTAGCAAATTTATAATGCTGGTCAACAGTACCATTTGTGTTGATATCAACGTTAAGACCAGTTATAGATTTCACCTGCTGAGCCAATATCGTTTCACCATGGAATGTAGTATTTGCAAGAACTATAGCAGCTGGAGGGTTAATAATAACCTCAAACTGGTTAAGATATACAGGTTCAAAGTTCTTTATACCTGCAGCAGAATTTGTAAAATGTGGTAATCCAGCCATTTTTGTTAGTTATTTTTATATGAATAAATCATCCCAATAATCAACCGCCCATTGCATTTGATCTATCTTATAAATCTCGGTTGATGTATAGTTAAGATTCATAGGACTTATTGGTTTAATAGGGAAACAGTCTCTACAAGTAATTCTTCTAAAAACATCCCCGTGTTTATTGAATATCGATATTATTATAGTACCAACATAGTCATTCTTCATACCCATAGCACCGGTAAGTGGGTTATAGATTAAATCTGACCATTGTCTTAGA